TTTTGCCTGCAATGCCTGAGCTTCGCGCCGAGGTATAAATTGCCCTGATTGATATCCAAGCTCTTGTTTCAAGTAAGTTCCAAAGTCCATTATGAATTTATGTAATTGTTCTGTTAAGGAACGGTGTATCCATCCGCTTGATCTTGAGGACCGCCTGCAACAGCAGTTTGTGCGCCCATCCGAGCTTCGCGTTCGCTGGCTAGTTCCATTGCTGACTTCATTTTCATCATGTTTAGCGAATTAGTAATGAAGTCTCCAGTTTGGCCCGCAATAAACGATCTTTCATCCAATGAGACATTCTCATCGCGGATTTGATCTTTATACGGTTGAAGCACACTAGCCATTTCAGGAAATAGCTTCAAAGCAGCGTCAATCTGAATGTCGCTTTGCTTGATTAGCTTTTTCTTTTCGCCTTGTTGCTTGAAGTAGTCAGTAACTTGACCGATTCCTTTTGCAACACCTTGCGCCCCAGCCATGGATTGCTCACGCGCCGCCGCAACAGACCCAGAATAATCTGGAGCCTGATACGGGGTTGTTCTTACGTCTCCTCCGAATAGTGCCATAATTTTAAACTGTGTATGCTCTAAGTGGTTGACCCGTCATGCTCCTACCAAAGTTACCAGCATAAGTTCCCATATTCCCTGCTGTCATTGATCCCGGCGCGGCAAAATTACCTCCGATAGAGCTACCAAGTCCTGAAATCCCACTTCCAAGACTGCTCCACATCTGCGCTTTGGCTTGTTGGTTTGCAGCGTTGATTTGGTAATTTGCTTGGTTCGCTTGATTCTGCGCTCCGGCTTGTTGTTGGGCAAGGTTAAGCGGCATGTTAAAATCAAATCCACCTGCTGCTTCCGGCCCAAGGGTTAAAGCAGTGCGAAGATCTTGTTGTCCAGCACCATACGACAATGGGGCAGTGCGGAGAGCTTGCAGTCCGGGATTCGTGTAAAACTCACCAGCTTGGGAGTATGCACGTTGTCCAGCTTGTGCTGCTTCCGCCCGCTTACGAGCCATGACATCCTCACGCCCCATTGCTTCGCTGACGATACCAAGGTTTCCTCCAAGCCGTCCAGATGCTTGGAACGTCTCTCGCGCTTGTTGCTCGTATCCCCGACGCTCTTCTGGAGTTACGCCTTGTGCTGATGCCCTAGCTCGTTCTGCCTCTTGGGCAGATGCTTGAACTGCGGCTGCTTGTTCTGGCGAAAGTGCTTGCATCAAGCCTCGCGTCATACCAGCCTGACCTGTCATTTGGCCAAGTTCTTCAGCGCGAAGCTGCTCTAAGGTTTTACCTGCTTGTTGCGATGTGCTTAGTTGAAGCCCTTGGAAGCCCGGTTGACCGTCAACACCACCAAGGAATTGCCCGGTTTGCCCGAACATTTGGCCCATGAGTTGAGGCCCGAACCTGTCCTGAAGTGCAAGGAATCCCGGGATGTTTTGACCATAATAATCAAGCAGACCAGTAGCTTGCCTGCCTGCAAGGTTGGTTCCGCTTCTGTCGGATCGAAAAATATCAACTGGCTCAGGTGCTTTGTTACCTTTTCTTGCTTGCTTTGCACCGTATGCGGATACCGCACCCCCAACTACTGCTGTTCCCACTGCTAAAAAAGACATTAGCTCAACTCACCTCCGGAGTCGTTAATTGTGTTTTCCGTATAAGTTTCCATTATTTTAATTCCTTCTTGCTCGTATCTATTTTTTTTCCACGAATTAATTCTTTCATCATCTTTATCGAAAAGCGGGTTTTTATTTGGATAAGTCAAATATTCAACCATCTCATCAGGATCGCTGATATTCTCCGGATTAGCGTGGAACGTGAGCCAAGTTGTATCTTCGTGAATGTAAAGAACTCTTTTTGTTCCAGCTTCAGTAACACCAATAAATGGAGCTTCGTATTCCACTGCTTCCATCTGATCCATGACACGCAATTTACCAGACAGAATCACAAAAGGATGTGTTGTTTTATGCTGCATACTCGTAAGCAACGATCCCGCTGGCATAAATATCTTTCGGATATACATTCCATGAAGAAACAAATGTTCAGTAGGGAAAAACCCATCTGGCATTTGAGATAATTGATATTCGAGTTGCTCAACTGGAGACGCGGCAGCAATCTCTTCAATAGTCGGCACTTTAGAACCAACCACGTTTCCGTGATTGTTTTCTTTTTCTGGTGCTTCTAGTTGACTAGTCATAAAGGGTAATCAAGGCTGCTAAGTGCCAATACAAAAGTTTGTGAAAGTCTTCGCCATATATTTGTGCTGCATTCTCAAAGTGGGCGTTCATTTAATACTTAATGCAGTAAAGCATTGCAATGTTTTTGGGGCGGGTTTCTGCGCCGCCAGTCGAGGCTGTGTTTGTTGTGTTAGTATAACCTCCAAGGGAGGTTCCTTGTTGGGCTTGGAACCCTGTATTCACAGCACCATCTGCGTGAAAATGGCTTTTAAGCTCATCTGCTTGTTTTGCAGCAAAAGATCCAGCCGCAGTTCCATCTGAGTTAGTCCCTGCACCTCGAACAAAATAACCACGCAGGTCAGGAAGATTAAAAGTTGTTGATCCATCTCCAACGCCATAAGTCGTGGCTATTGCCGCAAATAAAGTTGCATAAGTAGAGCGAGATACAGCAGTGCCATCAGCAGCCAACCATCCTGTCGGCGCACTATTCATAGCAAATGGCATAATTGCACCAGCAGGAATAAGCATATTAGATGCTTTGGCTTGGGTTACTGCGCCATCAAGAATTGCAATTGTTGTAACCGCATCTGCTGCAAGCTCGTTTGATGTAACACCGCCAGCAGCAACAAGGAGTTTTCCACTAGCAATAGAAAGCGTCGAGTTGAAAATAGCAGTAGCCGTAATAGTGCTTTGATCGAGGATGTTATTCATCTTCGTGCTAGTGATTACGTCAGTAGCCGTGAAGGTGTAAGTTGTATCAATTGCTCCCATACTTTATCTTTGTGAAATGATTTGTCTATTGGTGACTGAACCAGCTACCTTTACTGAGTTGACCTTGGGTGATCCGATAGTTCTTGTCAAGATCATTGTTCCTGTAAAGCCCCTGATACCACCCAACCTACACCGGATGCTTGCCGTCTCAGCCTCAGTAGCTGTGCTAGGGGTAAGCAACCCACCAAGCAAAGTTGTAGTTGTGCCTATGGATTGAGCGTCGTCAGGATCTTCCGCTGCAAACGCAATGTTATATTCCGAGTTTTGGCCGGGAAGGGACTGGATGTTGACCTGTGCGTCGGTAAACCGTTTGCGTTCCATTGTCCCGAGGTCGTATCCCCTAGTCGTAAGAGACGCATTGATTGTTGGGGACACAACAGCCGCAGAGTTGTCTATGTTCAGAGTGTCATTGGAGCTTTCGAATGCTTCGATTTGATGCAGCCCGCCATTGGATGTCACCGCATAGAGGTTGTTCCTCTCGCTTGCGCTGCCAATCACGAAGTCTTTAATCAAGAACCTAGAATCACCAAAGGTATCTAGTGATTCCCACCCTTTATTTAGGAAGTTATACACCAAAATGGCGTTGTTCCCATATGCGTCACCCGCTCCCGGAACTGAATCTAGCGGGACAGCAAGGTAATACCTGTTTTCAAACAAGACTCCCACTGCTCGGTCAGAGTAATCATCATTGATCCGGTCGATATACGGCTGAATGTTCTTGGAAAGTGGTTCTTCAGTGCCTCGCAGGTTGTAATCGTTAAGAAACTCAATCCCATACACGCCATCGTCAGACAAAAACAGCATTGCATTGCCGCGCATGACAACAGACTTGCGAGCTAGGCATCCAATCTCAGATGTAAGTTCCTTGACGGTGACATCCAGAAGGCCTCCAAGCGTTCCCTTGACAATATGGAGGCTATTCCTGTTGAGGACAACCAACCCGTCGTCATAAAAGCCGTGCATTGCAACCACGTAGTCGGCAGTTCCGCCACTTACACGGAATTGGTTCTCGATTTGGTCGAATGTAGTCGTATCGAGGATGTCAGACACGGAAATCTCGTCAGTAATCTTGCGGCTAGCGTATGCAACTGCATTATAAGCCCCAGACTGGTCGTAGTAAAACGGAACCCACAAGCGGCGTTGGAAATGAACACCCCACGGTGCACCCGGTTGGTGCATGAATCCACCGCCTACGCTGAACCTTCCCCCAAACTCGAAAACGTCTGAAGTTGTGTTTGTATTATAATTCCCTACTGGCGCATACCACTTGATTGTGGTAGTTGTTGCCTCTACAACTTGATATTCTTTGCCAACCATTTCGGCAAAATCGGGAGTTGTTGCTTGACGGACAACAATAACATCTCCGGCCTTAACCGTAACGTTGCCCGTTACTGTCGCAGTTACCAATCCGCCAGCCACATCCACGTCTCTTTCCGTGATGTTAAATGTCTGTGGCTGAGTATATGCTCCACCGGGAGATAGTGTGAACCCATCAGTAGCCGTAGCAACAGTAGCAACAAACGTCGTGCTAGTGGATATGCCTGCCGCCAGAAAGGTAAATGTGTCTTGGTCAACTACAGTGGCAACAGCGTAGTCTCCATCTGGGGGTGTCCCGCCAGTAAGTCCAGTAATCGTGATTAAGGTCCCTACTATTAGCCCGTGTTCTCTGAGGTTTACCGTGACAACAGTATTTGGGCTAGCCGTGGCATTTGAACTCGCTGAAAGAATTGGCCGGCCATTGGGAAACCACTCCAAGGCTTGTTGCCCATCACGGAATAGCATCACCTTGTCAAACACCTGAATCATGTCGGTGTCAGCACCAAGAGCTTCTCCAGAAGGATACGGGATGTCTGTAATCGAGTAACCATCCAAGTCGATCTTCTTGGCGACAGTATCCAGAGCAATAATCACA